CATTAACGAGACAGGGACCTAATGTATGAAGCGTTGGTTCTGCGGGCAAGCTGATCAGTGCGTTGTTCGTGGTGATCGCAACGGGATCGACCCGACCCGTAGTAAAAGATAGCGGGACCACGGTGATTTCAGCCATTAATACACCACGCTGATTTACCGACCAACCAGTCATCACTGCCATGCCGCCTTGACTGGCAGGACTGGCCATTTTGGTATGCGTCGATGCGGGATCTTTAATAAAATCCAAAAACGTGGAGAGGAAGAATTCAAAGTTGGTCAACTTCAACCCGCCGAATCCCATCAGCGTGAACGCCGCCATAAAGGGGGTACGGAAGCCGATCATGCGATCGGCTCCCTCGATATTATGGATCGAGGCGAAGCGGTTACCGCTGTGGCTAAAGAGCGTGCGGGCAATGCCGGGACCAACGGTTAATCCGTCGATCGCCAGGATAGTGCTGTTCAAGCGGCACGGTGCGAGTTCGTTGATAATTTGGGACATGGGTAAACCTCAGTAAGATAGGCCGTAAGAGATGTCGATCGAACAGGTGCGATAGGCTATTTGCCCAGCGGCAGCACCTGGGGAGTCCTGAGCTGCTTCAGCGGCAAGGGTGATGTCGCTGGCCATTCCAGCCTGCGCGTCGTTGATCGGTAAGCCGGTTTGCAAATTACGTAGTTCGCGCGCAATGGATTGGCACAACGATTCTAATTGTCCGGCGGTGAGGGCGGCAGCCAGCGTGAGGGACAGTCTGCCATTTGGCAGCGCCGCACCGCCAGCGATATTACTGATATTGGAATGTCCGTGATCCTCGACCTCAAATAACGGCAATGCATCAATTGCCTGTCCACTATCGCCAATCGGTACGGCTCCGGGATAGTGGTACATCGCGGTCGACCAACCGAGACCGGTCACGGTCGCACAAGAAAAAACCATATCGCGCAGAGCGCTCACCGCAGCGGTGGGATTTTCGTAGCTCATACGATCCGGCCTCGATCAGCGGTGAGTTGACGCGGCAATTCGCGTTCGACCAAAGCGCGCTTTAATCCGCTGGTCGAGGGGAGTCGTTGCACCACGGCCCACCAGATACCGCCTGAACGTTGCACCTCTGCACCGACGGGCAATTCATTGGTGGAGCCAGCACCGTGCAACGTAAAGGTGTAGGCATCGGAATAAATAAGGACAGCCATCGCCTTGCGCACGTCTACGTGACGTTGGCTATCGCGTTCGATGCGTTCTTGTTCCTGGGTGATTTGCGCCGTTATTTCTACCGCCGTCGACCAGGTGGTCGTGGCTGCGCCTACCGCGCTCGCGCGCGTACGGACGTTCAGCGTCTCGCCCAGCAGAGCTGGGACTTGGCGCATGATGCCTTGTAGGACTGAGCGGTAGCTCACGGGTCAGGCTTTCTTAGGCGGTTCGGAGAGGTGCTGAATTGCGGCAGAAACATAGGGATGATTCACGAGTTCTCGTAGGCTCGGTGGTAATTGGTCGAGCGGCATCGCGCGCAATTCGTCGAGTAATGGCTTCGCTACCTGCGCGGCTTGGCTGACGGTTTGCGCTGCGGCATCGGCTTGTTTTTGTTTACGTGTGGCCATCAGTGACCACACCGCATTTGCAGCGCCCTGAACCAAAGGACCGGCACCCGGAATAATGGGCGCGGCGACTCGGATAACGCCCAGTAAAAAGATCGCCAGGCCGGTGAGCTTCGTCGCCAAGCTAAACATTTCCGGCTCTGGTGGCGCGGCGTCACCGTAGGCAGTGGGATTTTTTTGTATTTGCTCGACCGTGTGCTGTGGTGCTGGCCATTCTGCTGAATTCACGCCAGATGCGGCTGGTAAATATTTGTCGATCCCCCTGATAATCGCCAATGCCTCCGCCGTACCGACACCGGCCTGGTATGCTGCCGCCAGCGCCATTAAACCAGCGCGCGCATTGGCTGCCGCTTGTGCACGGTCATCGCGAGCACAGCCCATCGTAAGAAATAAGAGTAACAATAAGACAGTCAGTCGGATGTAGTTCATTGTTTGACTCCCACGCGTTCCGCAATGCGATCAATGCTGGCGCGCATTTCTTTTAATTGTTCTTTGATTGATTCGTCCAGCACACGTCGTGCCGCGCGTTCTTCTTTCAAGACGTCAATCGTGTCGCCTTGTTTTCGCACCAGGTCAGACGTCGTGCGTAATTCGGCGCGATCGGTGGCCCATGTCACTGCGGCGCCGCCAACGACTAGTAATGCCGTAACAATGGTTCCGATCGGCAACCATAGGGAATTCCCATTAATACGTCGCAATGTTTCAGTGGTCATGAATATCACCGTGGTTGCTTCGTGGGGCACAGATTATCGGGTTGAATTTATCCGTTGTCATTAGCTCTAGCAATCTTTTACATGCTGGCTCTGTCGCCGGATCTAATCGCGGCAAGACGTGTTTAATTATTTCATGTAGCGTAACTCTAACTAATTCCTGGTCATCGACGCCACGCGGCAACGTGACGATTATTTTATCGAACCTAAATTCTGTCGCCCCTCCAAGGTTCTGAAATTGCGGATAGGTTGACGCTAACTCCTGGTGTGTCTGTAAACGGATTTCGATTGGAGCGCCGGGGTTTAGGGTGCGCGAACCACCACAGCCAACGACAGACGCACATAATAAAATTAACAGGATTAAACGCATATCATGCTGCGCCTTTAATTGCGCCGATGGTGACTAGGGCTGATCGAATCTCATTTAATAGCGTGATAATGCCGTCTGCTTGTGCCGCAGTGGTAAAGCCATAAGGCGCGATATTCGTTGCTGCGGTGGTGGCAACAGCGGCCTGATTTGCGCTGGCTGGCTGGATGACTGGTGTAGCGTTCCATAAGCCTAGCTTTTGTGTCGTGGCTGTCCCTATTTTAGTGCCAGTGGTGGACCCTACGTTTATATTTTTCCCGTCGGCAATACCAATGCCGCCAGCGACGTAGAGTGCGTTGCTGGTTAACGTGGGGCTGTCGGTGGTGTCGTAACAACTAACGACGCCAGTACCGTCAACCCGAAATTTTTCAGTCGCTGTAGAGACGCCGGTCCAAACTGAAAAACTTCGGGCGACCGTTCCAGTTCGCGGAATTATTACAATATGACCGGCTGCGCTACTAAAAATATCGCCAGCGCTACCGTCGGTTAATAAAATACGCGGAAAATTTGCCGCTGTTGCCGCTTCTGTTAGCGAGGGGACCTTTATTTGTACCCGCGTCGAAGTATCGGCCACGCCTAAAATAGTCCCAGTATAAATAGCTTTTTCCGCGCCAATCCCGCCTTCGGTAACAATAGATCCTGTGTCCTTGGTGGTGCTGTCGGTGGTGCTTTTTATATCTAAAATGGTCCCAGTAGTCGCCTCTAGCGTTAGCTTGCCCGTGGTCGTGTAGCTAAAATACGATGCGCCCGCGCCACTGCTCCATAATCTAAACGTTGTTGCGCTTGATCCGTACAATTGCCACTGATTGCCAAAGCCGTCTAGTGCTAGAATTGGCTCGCCTGACGTTGCCAATAAGCCAATTGTAAGCATTCCGTTTGGTGCGGTTGCAAAATTAAGGGCGGTACTTGAAGACATTAAGCCGCCGCTGGAAAAAAACGGCACGCGGCCAGATGTCATTGCGCTAAGGGTCAGCGTCCCAGCAACACTCACGTTCCCGCCGAACGCTGCCGCTGTCGAGGCAATCCCGACGCGAGAAAATGTAAGCGCATTTATCCCGCTGCTTTCGGCGTCGTTTATTGCTCTCAGTCTGAAAATCCCATCGCCAATAGAGGTACCAGCCTGCCACACCCAATACTTTTGGTCTGCGCTGGCGGAACCAGAGAAAGAGCTAAAGGTGTTAAGCGTACCGTTTGATGCGAGAAATGACGTTGCTTTGATGTCGCCGCCCACCCGCAGTAATTGCGCTCCGGTTGGGTCGGTGCCGATGACTGCTACCGTTGCGGTGATGGTTTGGAACGCGTTGGTCTGGGTAAAGGTATTAGCCAAGCCCAACGTCGCTATCGTATCCGACGCACTTAGGACAGGCACTGATAAGGTCCGATTCGCCGCCTGCGCGCCAGCGTCAATCGTCAGTTGAAAACCGGATCCAATCGACGCGCATTGAAACGCGATCGATTTGGTGATGTCGGCCTGGTCGACGATTTGCAGGGTGCTGTCCTGTAATTTCACGCCCGACATCACGACGCTAGAACCAGTGCGATCGAACGTTGGGCCGGTGATGCCGCCAACGACGATCCCTAATTTTTCCGCACTGGCCGTCAGGTCGCTATAATATCCAACGCGGTTGGCTGCATCTGGCGCCGTGCCAAGGCTGATCGCCAACGCTGCCGCGCTTCCCGCGCGGGCGAGGGCCATGGCGTATTCAATGACAGATGCGCCGACGGCCATCGGTTACCCTTCGGATTCTTCGTTGGTGGTATCATCCGGTGAATCCAGGCTGGTGCCTGTCAGATCTAATACCTTTTGCAAATTGGTTAGTGCGCTGGACGGGATTGGGTTTTGGTCTTTTTCGTCGCCTACTTTTAAATTTTTCAACGACACCAGCGGCAATTCCAGCGTGGTTTTCTTTTCCAGCAATTCAGCGAGTTTGGTTTTGTATTCGATTAATTTATGGGTCGGCACACGCAATTCGTCTTTGCCGTCTTTGTCGGTTTCGGTGACTGGTTCGCAGTCCTTGAATATATGCTCGTTATCCTTGTTCCAGCCTTCAATCACTGGCTTGATTAAAATACCAATGCGCGTCAGTGCGTAGCGAATATCCGTGTCTAATTTATATCCGCGACGAACGTTTTTATTGTCGACGGTAATTTCGCGGCCTGCGTCGATTTGCGCGATGCCGTTTTGAATTTGGATGCAGTCGGCGTTGGATAGCGCGATCGTGCGGACAGGGATGCGTGACATGGGAATCCTTAGCTGTATTGCGGTGGTTTCATGGGCAGGCGCCAGGGAGAGACTTGCCAGGTGCCGGATGCGAAGGTCATGGTCAGTCGCAAGCGCATAACTTGCGCGACGCCTGCACCTGACAGATCGACATCGAGCGTGGTTAATTCGCTACTGATGCCTTCGCCGGTAATGGCGCAATTTGCCGTGGTGGCGTCAGCGGCGGTGGTGCCGTTGTGGCGGGCAGTGACTCGGCGCGTTAATCCGGTGCCGTCGCTTTTTAGTAAAGTTATTTCCCAGACCGCACCGCCGTAATTATCGACAAGCAAACTGTCGAGCGTCATGGCGACGGTTGTAACGGGGGTGAAGGGGCCGAGTTGTGCGCCTTCGAGCCTTCCGATAACGGAACCGATTGGGAGTGGTTGAGGATCGCCAGCTGGAAGGTTCATGTGCGATCTTCCTGTCGGCCGCTGCGGACGGTGCCTTTATTCGGGGTGAAACGAATAGTGACATTCACTGAGCCATCTACGGTGGCATTCGGGATAGCTTCGCTGACCGTGATCACGGTGTTGCCGCCGGTGTAGGCGACGCCGAGGACGGTGTAGGTGGCGTTATTCCCAGTTGAGCCAGTGATGGCGATGGTGGTTGCTGGCGCGGTGTTGAGGCTGAATAATTTACGCCGGTCGCCTGCCACGGTGAAGGTTTTTGCACCCTGGTTCAGGGCGGTGATGGCATAGGTCAAGGTGTTGCGTAGCTGTAAATCGTAGAGGTATTCTTGCGATTCTTTGGTCGCATCCCCAGCGTCAATTTCTGCGCCAGTGGGGAAGGGATTCAGGGCTAGCGTAACGATGCGATTCACCGTGTCGGTGATATAAGCAGCGATGATAAAATCAGGTTGCGCCTGCAGGCGGTTTTCGCGCTTGCGTGCTGCCGCGCTAAGCGACCAGGTGGTGCTGGTCAGGTCACTGAAGCCCCAGTCTTCTAAGGAGGCTAACGGCACGACCACGGTACGCAGGAAGCTGTCGCCTTCGACCAGGGTAAAATCAGTGACGCTGGTGCGATCTTGATTGATTGGTGTCCCATTCGTTGACGTGACCAAGGCGACGATGGATCCGAGATTATAGATTTCTGCAGAGACAGGGCGCGTGCGTGGCCAGGATTCGAAACCGACTGGTTCGATGACGGTCAAATACCCATTGCCTTCTTGGACGGTGAGCAGGATATCGTATTCGCCCTGTCCACTATTGATGACATTGAAGGTCCAAGTGGGCGAGGCGAGCACTCCACCAATGTCGTACTGCACGGTATAACCGGCTGCGAGGAATGCGGTTTTATCAGCGTAGGTTTGCGGCGCGCCGGCATTATTCAGCAGGCGCACGCGAAATGGTACGATGTCGCCGGCCTTGTACACGGAACCTCACGCGTGGGGTGAATGAATGGGCAATCAATATTCCAGCGGCGTTGGCCGTTGAATTATTATTTTGGTTTGCTGGTAGCTGGCCGGGGCGTTTGGTCGGGTTGTGCCGCGATCACTTCTGGAACTGGCTGTGGCTCTGGTTGAGGAATAGAAGGAACCACAGGGACAACGGGAACCACAGGAACCACAGGGACAACGGGAACCACAGGGACAACGGGAACCACAGGCGCTTGAGCGCGGAGTTTTCCGATTTGCAGTAAGCCGTGTAATTTTCCGGCGATGAGCTGATTGGCGAAATCCAAAGCCACATCGTGGTCGGTGCCTTTGGCGAAAACTAAAACCAGGGCTACGTCACCACTTTTATGTGACACACCAAAACAATCGCACTTTTGTAAGGCCTTCAAATCGAGCTGATATGAGGGGCCATTCAACGATACCGCGACGTGATTTGCAAATGCTCCAATCAATAAATTTTCCGCAACTTGATCGGCTTTTTCTGTTGGCATATCAGGCAGATTGAGCGTGACAGAATCACCGAGGTCCATGAAGGCGATGGAGGCAAGAGCGACAAGGTGTAGCGTGAGCATGAGTGATCTCAGAAAAAAGGAGTAAAAAAATTACAGATCAACACCGTCCACCGATCAACATCAGTGGACGGTCATTCATTCAATGCGAAGAATCAGCAACCAGTGAGCAGGTAGCCAGCGTCTTTGTTCAACAGTTTCATGGTGTTGAATTCTTCGACGCGGATGATGTCAGCTTTGGTTTTGTTTTCGCGGTATTTATCCACGATGAACAAGAGTTCAGCATCGAGCTCAGACAGGTCTGAACCCTGGGTAGATTGTTCCAGGTACGGGTTCCAGGTCAGCGTACGGCCAAGGGTGACGTCGCCCATGTTTTCTGGGGTATTGGTGCCGTAAAACAGCAGGCCAAAGGTGCCAGCCCAAATATCTGATAGGGATGAACTCTGTCCTTCGGCTGAGGTGTCTTTGACTTCTTCGCCAACGATGATCTCTTCGAGGCCGAAGACATCGGCTAAGACTTCCAACGGAATGCGGCTACGATTCGCGCCAATATCACCAGCATAGGCGCGCAAGGTTTTGACCTGGGCGAGAATTGCGGGGTCATAGCTGGCCTTGGCCCAGAGCGCAGCGCCGATGGCCATTTTATTGGGAAACACACCGAGGCGCTTACGAATTTCCTCTTTTCCTAATTCAACGTCTTTGAGCGGATTCGAAGAGCCGCCGCCCCAAGTACCAATCGCAGCCGCATTATAACCAGCGCCAAAGGTGCCGGTGGTAAATAGGGCCGTGGATAGTGCAACGTCACGGGAACGTAATAAATCACGTTGGATGCCGAGAGCGACGTGAAATTCAGCGTCGAAAGCGCTGCTGAAATGAACGCGGTCTTCGTCAGGCAAACGTTCTTCGAGGCCAGCGCCTTCGCATGAGTAGCTCAGTTCGTCAGCGGCGCTTTCGACGCGATTAAAGCTGCCGTCTTTATTGCGCTTGACGGTCTGTACGCGCCGACGCGCCAGTATCCGGGGCATATTGCCTTGCTTGGTTTTCACGCCGAAGCCAGGGAAAATACGGTGAGCGATGAAGCGATCGAGCGCGCGCTTTTCCTGGGCGAGCGTCATCCCGACATCGACGAGTACGGTGGTTCCGTCCTGCATGGGTTATTCCTTGTGAAGCTGGGGTAGAGAGTGTGTGAGCTGAGTTATTAAGTGAGTGTCGTTTATGGGACGACGTGCTTCACGCCGCAGCCGACCGCGGCGACGGTGATGATATCGCCGTCAGCGGTGCAGGCCTGCTGTGCAATGCCGATCTGATAATAGGTACCAGCACCAGCAGGGAGCTTCAGGGCTTTGCCGCTGGCACCACCAACCAAGACATCACCGATCGCGATATTCACGCCGTCGCCTTTTGCCTTGGCTTTAAACAACGGGCCAGCGGTAAAGCCGCGCACGCCGATGACGTCAGTGGCGACACCGTCTTGGGTCGCGACTCCGACGGCGATTTCATTCGCGCCGGAGTTGACGATTTCGTTTGAGGTATTGCGCTTCACCAGCGTGTGAGCGGCAATGGTGCCACCGGCGACGCCGCTGAACGCGGGATTATTCACTTGTTCGGCCATGATTGGCTCCTGAAGTCAGGGGTGGGCACCGAGGTGCAGTAAAAGAGACAGTGATAAAAGAAAAGAATTAGCCTTTGGGGAGCGTCATCTGCGGACGTTGCAGCTCTGGCCAGCGTTGGTACGCGAGCGTGGTGAGTTTCGCTGCATTTAATTTGGGATTCTCAGCCCGCATCAATTTAACGGCTTCACCGAGGTTTTTTGGCGTTTCGCCTTCAGCGCTGGCGGTGAACGGTGGCGCGGTTTTGGCCGAGGCTTCAACCTTTGGCTTTTCAACCTTAGTCGTTGGTGCTTCTGGTTTTTTCGACAGCTCGACAATTTTCGCTTCAAGCTCAGTGATTTTATCATCACGACGTTTTAATTGCGACGCATGCACAGCGGCAGCGATCGCATCATCAGCTTTATCTTCGGACATCAGCTTGGCGACCAGGGCTTGGTCGGCGATGTCGGTGAGTGAAGCGAGCAACGCTTTCAAACGCAACGCGGCAGTGGGCGCGACAACAGGCGCAGCGGAAGTAGTCATGTGATGATCCTTGTCGGGATTTGGGTTTAATTCGAGATGAGCTAAAGGATTTAGAAGAGACGCGGCTAATTTTCCGGTATTGCCGTCAGCGCCCCACAAAACAATCGAGGCTTCATAAATAATTGGGCGACGCATAACGTAGAGCGGGTATTCGCCGTCGCCGCTAAATTCACGACCATTGAGTGTCACTGTTTTTCCGGCTTTGACTAATTCATAGCCATCAAGGCCATCGCGCGGGAACGCGCCAACGGAGCACTGCCAGGGGTGATCACGGTCAATCAATACCGCGACTTTTAGTGCTTCTGGCAATACCTGGGCTTCGGTCGCATCTTTGGGGCGGTACAGGGTTAACTCTGCCGAAACCTTTTTCTCGTCGACCGTGGGGGATCTCCAATTGCCGATGATCGACCACGACGCGTGCGCGTACAACGCAGGGATAATGGGCTTTTCAAATTTTGCTTTTGCCAAATCAATGACTAAACGGAAAGGATTCGAATAACCGTATTGATCGGTGTTGACGCCCGACACATAGGTCGTCATTTCCGCACCGGTATTTAATAACCAGCGGCCATCTTTTTTATTGCCTTCGGCGGTTACTGCATCGGCCAATTCTGCGACAGCGGCGCACATTAAAGCCGCGCCAAATGGGCGGTGTTCAGCAGTGAGCTGATGCGAGGCTTTTTGATCGAGAGCTGGGCTCATGCGCTGGGTGTAATGACTCGGAGCGAACTACTCAAATGAACTGACGTACAAAGTACGTCAGTGGGGCCGAGTCACCACGCTGCGCTCGCCAACAGCAATAATTCCAATGAATCATCAATTTGATGTTCACCGTCACCAAGTGCGCTGAATGCGATCTGTGCACGACCTATGCCGCTCTTGATGCGCCGATGCGTACCGAAGCCGTGAGCTGACGAGGATAATAATCCAGCGCCGGTGCCAATACCGATCGATGCCAAGCGACCAGTGCCGTGTGCGGTGATCGGTGGGATGGTGGCGCTGCCGGTACCGACGTTACGGCGGCGAGGCTTGAGTGGTTTTTTTGACGAGGGGCGGCGACGGTATCCGCCACCGGCACGAGAAAACGAAGTATGTGATCCCTGTCCAATTGCCGTGACGGGTGGTAGAACGGCACCGCCGGTACCAACGCCATTACTGCTGGCATCATTATCCCAATGACTACCTGTCCAATATCTCGCGTCCCAGTTACTGGCGTTCCAATTCACGGTCAGTCTGGGTCAAGGGTTACGGAGGTACGGTTGCCGCTACTATCAGCGGTACCAGAAATGCGTGGTTTCGTAGCGTCACTGATGGCATTAAACGACGGTGACCCTGGGCCGCCGCTGACTAATCCAGCGGCGTGCGCGGCGAGAATTCGTAACATTTCCGCGAGCGTAAAGGTTCCGTCTGGACCTGTTTCGGCGACGGCATCGAGTACGGCTTGTGCTAATGATTGGGGTGATAGTTCCGTGTACGGTAGTGAGTGTCCACTTATTTCGCCAAGGCCCTCGATGCTGGACTGTGCGGTTAGGGTCATCGTCGCGGTGCCGCCAATTTCGGCCAGCGCATCAATTACACCAGGTGCGGCGATCAGCGTGATGGTGGCTGTACCGCGGCCATCAATTGCGCCTTCGATCTCAGCCGTCGCCGTTAGTGAAATAATTGCTGTGCCGCTGCCGTCAGAGACTAATTCCCCAGCAGCGGTCGCGATCAAAGTGACTGTGGCGGTGCCGGTTATTTCCATGCCGGCCTCTGCCGGCGCACTGGCGGTGAGCGTTATTGGATCGCCGCGCCGCGAACCGATGCCGCCGGATTTAGGCGCCAGAAACCATGCCGATGGGTGTTTATATCCCGGCGGAAACGACTGCACCTGCACATCTTCACTGCACGCTTCCGACACATAAAAACCACGCACAATGCCAGGTCGATAGGCCTGTTGCCGGTCCATCGATCCGATACTGGTGCTACCGATATTATTGGTCGCGGGGCTAGCGCCCTGTCGATAATGGTTGCCAATCAACGTCACGGATCAGCCGCCCCAAACTGCGGTCTTATCGTAAATCAACGGACTGTTTGCAGTGGTTGCGCCGGCGCTGAACAACACGGGCACGATGCATGCGCCGTCTTCGATTTTCGGCAGCGCCAACAATTGGTGGCGGAGGTCGCGCTCCATGTAGGCACCACTCGCCGGTATTTGAATGCGCGCGAGAATCTTTGCCAAGCAGAGCGCCACCACGCCGCTGCCGGTGTAGGCCGTGCCGCCGGACCAAGTGAAGGATTCAACGGATAAAATACCGGTGTCAGCGCCCTGTTTGGGCAAGTAAGCACCGTAACGTCCTGCTGCGTTTCCGCTGTGCAAAATGCGCGTGGCGTACGCGTCAGCCGCAGCGCCCATCGATGGCGAACCCTGGAAGGCACGGGCCGCAGTACCGGCTTGGTTCGTATAACTTGACGCGGAAAGATTCGGTCCGCCTGCCGTGGGCGCTGTCTGTGCGACGAAGAAGGCTTCCACTCCCGCGCCATTATACCGTGCGACGCGCGTGGTCAGCGTATGTGTACCAGTACCGGCATCCGTGAAGGCAATAAATGTTCCAGCGACGGCATTGCTGAAGGATGTCGCGACCTTCGCGGTGGTGGCGCTTTGACGCACCAGCCAATAATCCGTATTTAATGACAGGCCGGTAGGAAGTGTAGTGGTGGTGGTAAAGCGGACCTTGGTATAATTCTTAAAATCGTTGGCGTAGGTCAGCAACAAACCAGAAGAACTCGACGCGGTAAACGTATTCGAATTAATCAGCGCGCGACTGCCGGTGCCGGTCACGTTGGTAGTGGACAGTCGGTAAAAGCCCAGCAGGTCAATTAAATGTAATACCCATGGTGCGCCAGCAGCGGCGACCAGCTGCGCGCCGATCTTAGCCAAATGCTTGGTCGCCGTTGCAACGTTGCCGCCCATTTGAGAGCCGATGATGGTGGTGCCGTCGCCATCCTGTTCGCTGCAATTCGACCACAGTAGGTCCGTACCTGGGAAGGTGCCGCCGTTGGGGTGGCCAGCAGCGCCAGCTAGGCAGTGCCAACCGCCAGCGGTATGGACGGCGCCGGTGATCTTCGTGCAGTCCCGTTCCAGAATTTTACCATTTACGGTGGCTTGATTAAGTAGGTCGTCGTCGGAGGTGAAGCCCATGAGGTATTCCTAGTTCCAGGTGATAATGCCGTCGGTCAGCAATAAACCCGACGCAATTGAGGCAGAGCAGTTCGCGATCATACCCAAAAATGCGCCGTCTGTGATACGTGGCGGTTTGGTGCCGGGTCCGCCAAAAATAAATTCGCTGGGACTACCCACTTCGCGAATCGCCAAATCGGCAAGCTTGCGCACTAACACCAACGACGCGAGTCCGCCGGTAGGGGTTAAATTGCGAAATGCGGTGATGCGACGGATGCCGGTGTCACCGCCGATCAGCGGCATGAAAGGGCCAAGACCAGCAACGGTGCCAGGCGCAGACGTGGCCAGCACACCGGCACCGGCAGAGGTGGTGTCAGTGAATATCGTAGGCGAAGTCTGTGAATTGCCGTCTTGGTCCTCGTAGTCAAAAGTAAACGATCCACCGGACGTGGTTTGATTTGTGACGACCAGCATGGCCTGCACGTTGGCACCGTCGGAATAACGCGGCAATTGCACGGCATTATCCATCACCTGATCGTCGGTGTCCTCCAAGTCGATGAAGGGATAATAAAGCAAGTAATCAAGTAACTTATAAGCGCCGATTAATCCGGCGGTGGGCGTTTGCAGGGTAATCTCGGCAAGTTGTTTATAGGACGGTAATTTATCATCACCGTGAAAAATGCCGCGATATTTATCGAGCGTCGCCGCCAACAAGGGCGTAGTCGCGTAATAATTTGCTGGCGGACTTCCGCCGGCCATCGACAGATCAACCCAGCGGCCTGCTGTGCTGATAAAGGACGCGGAAGGCGCTTTACGGGAGCCGAACGGCAACCACTGCCCCGCCTCAATGGCGCGGTTCCAATCACCAGTGGTGCGCAGTCCAGGCATGTTAATCCGCAGTACCTTGCAACGCGCCGATCGCAAACTGCGGATTGACGTTCAGGCTGATATCCAGCGGGTCATCTAATTCCCCACTCATGATGATCTGCGCTGCGCCAGTAGCAGCGGTGCAGATACTGAAATGGGTAGCGGTGGTGGTACCTACGTCGGTGCGCTTTCCGCATTGGACGAGGGCCGCGTTGCTGATGGTTGATCCACTGCGACTAAATCCGGCACCGGTGCGGGCGAGAGCGGGCGGGGAATAGCCGGTGTAACTCACTTCGTTGGTGTTTCCAAATCCAGCTTCACCAGGATCTGCGGTGTGCAGGCGAACGAAATACGAGCCAGCAACGGCACTGTTCTGGAGTCCGGCAGCGTCGCCGATATTTGCCCAATCGATATTCAGGAAAACAAGGTCGAGCATCGCCTGCTCTGCGGCATTAGACATGGTCATAGGTAATTCCTTTTTTTGTTAATATCAGTTTTACGCACCGGCGGATAACGTGAAATTAGACACTGATATAGGATCGCCGGTTTCCCAGGCGAGGTTTTCAAACGTCAGGTCTGCGCCGCTGCCGGGTAAGCCGATGTCGCCTTCTAAAATTATTTCACCGTCGCCGTCCACGAGGCGAAATTTGGCAACGGTACCCGAGGCCAAAACCAAGGCAGTTGTGGTGGCAGCAACCAGGTTTGCGCTACCGTTATCGGCGGGATTAAAGGCCGGTTGGCTACAGCTGCTGACAGCGAGTGAGGTGGTAAATCCGGCGGTGTAGAATAAAAATTTACCCGGCGTGGCGGACGCATCAATCAAGGTGGTGATCGCATTGATGCTGGCGTTTATGGCGTCTTCTGAGTAGGTGATCATGGTTCACGCACCAATTTGGCTGGTCGGCCCTTGGCGTCATTTTCGATACGCAAGGTACCTGGGCTGGGCAGAGTGACGTTGACGACAGGCGGTTTAATATTTTCGATTGCGGTGGTGAGACCGCGCACCATGGCGTTTTGATCGCGTGCTAATTTCGCATCTTCATCATTTTTATTACCCGCATCATCAGGAGATTTTTTCTGTTCACCATTTTTAATTTCATTATCGACGGAGGCTTGTTGTGCCGCACCTTGCAGGAATGCGCCTGGTGCGGTCTTCGCACCGAGTATGGCGAGAACTTCTGCCCGAGTCATTTTTAAGTTTGGATTACTTTCGTTCTCGATGTCGATCTGCTTTTGCAATTGAGCCAGGCGGACGACAGTCAATTTATCAGTGAGTAAATCAGCTTGCGCGTTTTCTTCGCGAATATCCGACCAGTGATGGCCGAGCAGACGTTGCGGGCTGTCGGTCTGATTATCGAAGGCCAGGCGGTTGCGGGTTTCTTCTTTGATTGGGTCGGGCCACGGTAATTCGGGCCAGTCCCAGACAAATTGATCAATGGCAAAATCGGTTGGAAGGATACCCGTATAATCATCAATTTCCCGTTCTAACCACCAACGCAGAAAGTCGCTGAGACCTGGTTCAAAAACATCGTTACGCCAACGCTCCATGCCGGTGCGGGCTAAAGTGATCAGTGTCTTACCGGCTGACCAGCTCAGCGTGTTCATGTCCATAAATGCGACTTCGTACGGATACGATAAGCCCATGCCGATCATGCGCAGAATCGAAATCATGAACGGTGGTACGTTGGTATTCGGATGCGATGCGGCAATCGGTTGGTATTCCTGATTGTCGTACAGCATCAACAGCGAGCCACGGGCGCTGTCGACCCAATCCGGCGCATTGTCTGCCGGATTCATGGATGTCTCTAACGGTGCGGCTTTGCCACCGGCGGTGACAGGCGCAGAGAAACCGGTACCGCGATTACGCGCTAATTCTGAACTAATGCCTTTAATGGCGCCGTAAACATTTGATGCCTGTTCGCCGCTGATTACCGTGGATTCCAACAACGCGTCGACGCGCTCAATATCGTCCAGGGCGCTGACGAGCGGTGGCAGGCCACGCGTTTGGCTGTGACGGGTGCGATTCAAAAACCAAAAGGCTTGTTCGACGGGATATTCTTTTGCCCGTGCTTTATCGGGAAATCCACCTGTGCCGTTAGGCGCGAGGTAGACCGCGGTTGGCGCGCCATCCGCATCGAGGCGCAGACCGCCGGTGGTGCGGCGATATTGATTTGGCTGTGGTCCGCCGGCGACGTTTTGCGCTTCCCAGGTGGACACCGTGCCGTTGTCGAGCTTGAGCACGAAGACATCGCCATCGAGCGCCAGGTGGCCTTGCCATAAGCGTACTAACGCTGACCAGGTGTTAAGCTGGCGGGAATCGAAGCCGCCTTTTTGTTTTCCTGCGCGTAAACGAAAACGATTCGACAACCATTTATTTAATTCAGCATCGCTGGTGGTGAAGCGCGGCCACGGGGTTCCGAGATCATCGCACCAGCGACTGAGGAATACCGCGTATTCATGGGCGTTGCGCTCCATCGAGCGCGACAATTCGCGGATGGTATCGCGACTGCGATCGTCAACGTGACGGTCACCACTACCGCCGCGTGCGCCGTCGTTGTGGTTGCGCGAGCGCTGGGTGTCGGCAGAGCGGTAGCTATTCGAGGCCAGCTTTGCAGATGGCGATCGCAGACGCAGTGCGGTAGCGCGGGCGGTCGTCATCTACTGATTCCTAAAATCGCGGGTGACGGTGCTGATCATGCGAGGCAGGCCGACGCCGCTGTCGACGTTGGCTTCTTTTTCCAATTTTGGCAGATCAGATTTGACGATTTGCAATAATTGAACAATGGTCGTGGGATCAATTTCTTCGCCGTTCCCTTTGCCGCGAGCCGTGATCGCATTTTGCAATTCAGTGACAAATGCACGGGCCATGGTCAGGCGTGCGACAGCGGTGGTCTGTTCCCAGTATCCGCTGTTCGTCCAGGTCTGCGTCAGGGGATCCCATGCCATGCCGCGCACAGTCGGTGGCGGGACTGTGCGCGGCAACTGGGGTGACGTCCAAAGTACGTCACTAGATTATTTTTAATCCGCTTTGGTCACCACCATTATCGAAGTGTTCGCCGATGGGCAACACTTTGTAAACTAGGCCGCACTTTGCGCAGCGACGATATTGAATCCGGCCAGCGCGGCTAACGCCACTCTTTGCCCACTCTCCGCACTTGCATTCTGGACAATAAGTTTGGCGTGGCCAAATGAATCCTAGAAATTTATAACACATAGTTAACCTCGACGGGAAAGACGGCTGTGGCGACGACTGAAAGTAATTGAGCGGCCAGTGAGCGTGGGCGGTAAATCCGGCCGCACGGTTGGCTGTGAGGTGACTGGCGGCGGATCATCGGGGAAGGCGACGGCGATGTGTGCACGCGCCAACGCTGCGGCGTACACGGCGCAGTCCAGAAAATGGTTCGCGGCGTTGGTAGTAATTTTTCGATACACCCGACGACCACGGAATTCGGTTGGACGTTCTGAAATTAAATGGCGGATGACGGCGCTGTGGGCCTTGAGGCCGGAAGGTAAATGGCGTGAGCGTGGGCCTGGGCTAAGCAGGTAGCCATTTTGAATATAAGCTTTCACCAGGTCGCCGACGATCAGCCACAGCGTCCATTGGCCGTAGTCGTCCATTTGCAGACGCGGTTCATACCACGAACGTTTGCCATCGAGTTTCGCGCCTTCACTGCGTGAAACGGGTTGATCAGTGTCCCCATCGCCAACACCTTTGACGGCGTTCCAGTGCGGGTGATCGCGCAGAAAATAACGCATGTCATCTTGTAAATATCCGACGTCGGTGGTGCGCAATAAAACCGATTCGCGTTGTGATTGATCGCCTGCTTTTTCAAATCCATTATCGAGAATGCGATCGATGCGCATCATCGCGGCGCGGCGTTCATCGCGGGTCGGTATTTGATCGCTGGGAATTTCTCCGCCATCGAGGCGGGTAATAGTTTCGGTACCGGCGGCAACCAGGGCTGAGCGTAGGTTGCGGTCATAGGATTCGACCCACCAATAAATCCAGCGTAATTGCACGTCACAACCGCACGACAGGAATTCTGACCAGGCAGGAATTTCACCCGGACCGTATGAGGATGATTCCGAAATAGCGTGCAGATGCTTGGCTGATAGTTCGGCGGGTTTACTGGTATCTTTCCAAATTTTGGACAGGCGGTCACGATAAAAGCTTTGCATGGCGCTGGGATCGCCAGCCTTCACATCTTCGTTGGCTTTCCAATATTCTGAGGCCAACGAAGCGAGCGACGTCAACGGGCTGTCGATCGCTGACCAGGTGATGCCCCAGGTGGCGACCTGCGGGGTGTCGCCGGTGACATTGTTATTTTCGTCGATCGCCTGACCGCGCATCACCAGGCGGCTGTTATCGAGACGCAACATATTTTCTCGATCGAGATCGGTGATCTCGACTTCGCAGTCTTTAAACGGGCAGACCAGATGAACACTTTCCTTTGCCGACATTTCACTGGTGTCGTCGAAATCAACGTGGCTTTCCCAATCCCAACGAACGAATCGGCCACATTGTGGACAGGCAAAAGCAACGTGCGCGTCGGTGCTTTTGGCGAGAGTTCCTTCGATCAGCGATCCGCTATCGAGCTTCACCGTGGAAATATCAATGGTGACATCACGTTCACGTTTGCGATAATTATCGTTACGTCGACCCATCAAACGGTAGACGTACGGTACCATGGAATCAATTTCATCGCGGGTCAGCAGACGTGCGGTGATCATGGCTTGACCGGCTTCGTTGCTGGCACCGCCACCAATCCAATACGTTGAGACGCCGTTCAATAATATTTCATCAACGCGGGCGCTGTCTTCTGATCCTTGGCCGGTGGTCGGTAGCCAGTCAGGTGCATAGTCGCGTACGATGGGGCGAAACTTTGAGCGCCAGTGTTTACCGGCTAGCGCCATATCTGGGTGTCCTGTACATACCGGATCGCGGAGAATGCCAGCGGTGTAGATTTGCGGAAGCACGTGACCCGTCAGAGTTCCGCCGTCTTGCGTTGGTTTCTTTGCTGCGAAATGACGAAAACGGGATTTACCTAACAGCCCATCACCAATGGCTTGCATTAAATAATACTGCGGGGCGTGGCGTTCGGGATTAAATGGCCCAGGGAAATCGCCTTCGCTAATATTCACTTGACGTGACCAATCAATTAAATGCATCGGCGGCGCCGGTCGTTGAAGAGACAACGATAACCACGACGCGACTTGGCGAATAATTTCGCGGTGAATCGTTTCAACCACGGGCGATTTCCTCAAGGAAAGCAACCAGGTGCGACTCGATGCCGGTAACGAGTTTCTCTTGGCCGGTCGCAATCGCTTGCTCAACTGCTGAGCGATTGATCGAATCAAGACAGGCATCTGGCACCGCGTGCATCAGCGGTTGCCATAATTTACCGATGGCAACGACCAGGCGGTGCAGGTCATCGACCTGAATAATTCTTTTTTGTTTCTGGCCGAGCTCGATCGCGGACAAAGCGGCCTTGGATTCCGCGTTATCGGCCTCCGCTTTATCCTTCCGTTCGTCAAAAGTGATCGCGACTTGGTTGGAAACTTCCCGTGGCGAGGGCCGTTCTTTGCCTTCCTGGTCACCAGCGAGCAGCTTCCGGTACTGCGGAATTCCTGACTTCGCCAATAATTCGAGCAGCGGGGCCTCTGGTTGCTTCTTCGCATCATGATTATTCGCGGCCATCCAGGTGCGCCACGCCAACTCGCAGTAAGGTGGACCACCCGGCGCGCCGCGCGAAGCGAGTTCACTCACCCAATTCCGATGCACACCCAGAGCCTCAGCCATCGCGGCGAGTGTGCCCCGACCCCATTGGCTAACCGGAGTATTGGTCGAACGACTACCCATGAGCAACCCCAGTCATAACGACACAACCGCTTGCAGTGCAGTCAGTTAGCACAGCACACTTTAAAAATTCTACCCACAAAAATTCAACGCTATTGCCAAGGGCCGCCGCTTGGGCTGGGGGTCGGGGGAAGGACCCACGTAAAAGGCTGTAAACACTGGGCTTATGGCTTCGTTGTAAGTCTAGTAAATATATCGGTGTGTCATTCAAGTGTACGGCTTTTGAGCAGGCCAAAGTCAAGCAAATACGCCCATTGGTCGCATACAAAACAGCGCAAGCGGAGCTTGCTGCCGCATACTTCCCTGTCTGATTATCTAGTGCGATTGCGTGCGGAAATAAGACTAACCGAGCTGCCCTAGCCTCGGGTTGCCCTTGGGGGGCATGGGGGGAAAGATGTAAGGTATTGAGAGACAAGCACTTATCGTGGCGGAGTTGCCCCACGGTTGCCCCTGTTCCCACCTGTTCCCACTCAACTGACCAAAGTGGGAACAACATAAGGCCATACAATAACAGTAGATAAGTATGTCTGTTCCCATTATTCCCACTATTCCCAGTATAAATACATCTACACACATGCGCACACATGTCATGAAGAGACAGTGAAATAAGTGGGAATAGTGGGAACATGGATATAAGTCCTTGTCTGATATCGGTTGCGCGTTCCCACTGAGGTGGGAACGCGGTGGGAACAGTGGGAACAGAACTAGGTCACGCCGCCCTCGTCGAAGCATTGCCATGCCTTGATGGTGAAGCGCACGGCGCGGCCACCGTCGCGCCGCCTGACCTTTAAATGTTTATCCTGTCGCTCGATCCACTCGCGATCAGCCCACTGCTTTAGAATGCGATTCTCGCCCCCGTGCACGCGGAATAACGGTTCGATCTGGGGGTGAAGTGGATCAACGTCGAGCTTGTCCGTGCCACCTGTCGGCAAGTACGAGCGCCAGGCCATCGGTCGCCCTTGAATACTGATGACATTTTTAGCATTCGGCTTCAGCGTCGGATCGTCTGGATAATCGAACCAACTTTGGTTGAGCACCGTTGACATCACCTGGTGCAAACAATTTGTTTCGCGATCAATGACACCCTTACGTTGCGCAATAATCTTGCGCCGAAGCCATTCTAAGAGCCGATCTATTTGCAGATCCAACCCGCTGATGCGAGCCAATGCGATCGCACCTTGCTCAATTAGAGCCAGGGATTCAGGATCGTCGCCGGTTAGACTACTATTTTCCTTACGTATGGCGGCCGCACGTGCGTGTAATTGCTCAATCCATTGCGTAACGGTTTTCGTTCCAATGAATTCGGCAATTGGCCCAGCGATGGTTCCCGTATGTCGCGTGCCTGCTTGCAGCGCTTTCGCAGTCGCTTCATCTGGGCATGGCGCACCATCAAGCTCGATCACGCGATACAACACGCCGAGATTTTGCCCAGGCAGCACAGGTGCCTCGGCCGCATAAAATCCCACCCCGTAACGTCGCTCACCGCCACTTGCCGTACGATCTTTCGTTGACGTCACGCGTCGCTGACCATTAGCCAAGAAATATAAAGCGTCAGCAGTCGCATGCGGATGCAATTCAGTAAGCTGCTGTAATTCATCCAGCATAATTGGTAGATCAGGCAATTGAATGGCGCGATCTTGAATACCCTTAGCCGTGGAGCTCGCCGGTAACCGCATCAAGTCCGCATCAGCCCACATCGCCAACGCATAATCAATTGCTGAGCCCTTACCTGACGAACTCGGCCCCATTAAACCAATAATCGGATTACGTGAGCCCATTAAACGCGACCAGGGGGCCGCTGCGGATAAGCACGCTACGGCCAACGCAGTATAACCGTCATCGTCAGGCAATTTAGACAGGTACGTCAGGCCCGACATCCAGCCCTCGATTTTTCCGTGCGAAGGCAATGCCCCGCCAATATATTCAACGCTGGCGTGTTCACCGACGCCAGGAAATACCCAACGACGACTACCGTTCACACCACACCAGCCAATACGTGATGTGACATCGATGCGCGCTTGCGTTACCGAAGCGCGAGCTTCGGTCAAATAAACCGCGCAATTTTCAGCTTGTCGCTTAGCGACTGGACCATCAGGCAAATGAATCAACGGATGCCCAAGCTTTAAATCGTATTCAGACACCCATTGGAATTTCGTCTCGTGGCCTGGGGTTTTCCATCCCAGTTTCCACCAGGTGCCGCCGCTGGCGACATCATTGCCTGCACGTTCCGGCCAAATGGGCAAACCAGAAACCCGTTTATTGACGCGCGTTTTGTATTCACCCTCGGCATTCATTTCGACTGGCGACACTCCCATATCGCTCAATGACCAGCGGCGATTTAATTGTTTCAGATCAATTCCACCAAATTGCGGGTCTTTATCGTCATCAGATGGTGGTGCAGGCAGCGATGGTGGTTCGTGGTTTCCGCCGTCATGGTTAGCAAATAGATCTTCATGGTCCGCCGGTGCCGAATCCTGCTTATCAAACCGTGGTGCGCGCGCTTTAATATCGACCGCGTTATGTTTTCGCTTCTGCGATCGCGCGGTGCGACAAAGCCGCTCGACTTCGCTGTCGATATTTTTCCATCCGCACCGGCTAACAAAATCTTCAACGACTTGATAGACCAACGAGTCGCTAGAAATAATTCCGTCCTGTAGGCGTCCAAATCCTTCGCACGCAATGGTAAAGGCGGCCGTGTCGTTGCCCTTACCATTATCGTTAGCGCCACTGGCGCGCGTATCCTTGAACGATGCCCATTTACGAAACGCTTGATCTTGCAGCGCGAATTCACCGCCAGCGCTCGGACGTTGCGCCATTGGTCGAACAGGTCGCGTACTCGCTGGCTCCGGACATAAACCAACGCGTGAAGCGGCTCGTTGATAAACGTCGCTCAAGGTAGAATAATCAACGGGATGTGCAGCAATAATTTCAGCAATGGTCAAATGCGGTAAATCTGGTTCCACGTGAAACAAGGACACTAATATAGGGTCACTTTTATTGTGCATGAATCCAGGAACGCGCATAACGCGGGTAATATCTTTGACCGATTCATCAGACTGGAACGCGCACGCTAAGTGTACTTGTGCGCCCGAAAAATCAGCAGGATTCTGTCCCTCAGAGAGCAACCAGTAGGCGTGCCAATGCGTCGCGTCACGCCTGACTACGATGTGCGGTTGCAATTTCCACGTGGTTGGGATTTCAGCGGTACCATCAACGTCGATAAATAACGCACGCAATTTGGTCACGTTATGCAGCTCGCGACCCTTACCGTCGGTTTCATTCACGCACACGTACACACCGGCGCCGCGACTATTCACTAACCCTAACGCCGCCTGCATATTACCCAAACAAGCGTGGTTAATCATCGCTAATTCACGATCTTTGCGATCCTTTTTATCGTCGAATGTCTGCCACGTCACCGGCACTAGTTCAGAGCCAGTCAACGCGAACAAATAACCAAAAGCATCGTTCCAGTTGACAGTCATCAGACTAATTCTCCTACAGGATTACCCTTGTGATTCGCGATCGCCCGCAACCGATCTGGCGCCGGACGGTGATATAAATCCTCATAGATACCGGCCTTCACCGGCATCCATGGCGGTGGTTTTTCGCACCAGCGATCCTGGTAACGATAAAAAACCCAGCCTAATTTCTTGTTGCGATGCCGCGCAATTTCGACATGCACCTGATACCACTGATAGCGATCAGCCTCATCGGCGGGCGTCAATTCGCGCATTTCCAATTCGCGCCGCTCAGTCGCCATGCCGCGCTCATTAATGCTTTCCTGCAATGCGGTGCGACAGGTCGGGCACTGTTCTGGAAATGGCTTCAACATCACCAGTGAACATTTAGGACAAATCAGTACCGGAGGACGAACGACACGGCTGCCCTTCGTGTCCTTTTCTTCATTCAGTGAATAAATATCAGCCTGATCAGGCACGCCAAAGCGATGCCCATTCGCCGCATGATCTAAAATTAAACCGTCTCTTTTCCCAGGCGCAGGGCGCATAATACGCCCACACATTTGACGCCATAAACTACGTGATTTTGTTGGCCGTGCCTCAATCAAACACGACAGATCAGGCAGATCAAAGCCCTCCGTCAACAACGCCACGTTCCAAACGATTTGCAATTTACGCGCTCGCAAATCAGCTAAAATACGTGAACGTTGCACCTCGTCCATTTCGCCATCGATTGATTCAGATGCGATACCAGCCTGTCGGCACGCCTCCGCTAAATGCTGACAGTGCTCAACCGTACAGCCAAAGCCAATCGTCAGCCGACCAACCGCATGCTGTTTCCAGGTAGCAATAATTTCCTGCGTAGGACCAGTACGATCTAACACCTTTGCCGCGTCTTCCGTTCGGTATTCGCCAGCGCGAACATGCACCGAATTCAATTCTTCCGGTGGCGGCGGTGCGAACGTGCGCGTCGGAACCAAATAATGGTCGCAATTAATTCCGGTACCGTTGCGCCAACCACTAAATCTTCAAAGCAATCGCCCAACGCTGCGCCATCGATGCGATACGGTGTCGCCGTCAGCCCTAATACCCGTGCCTGTGGCCAAGCAGCCAGGATCGCCTGATAACTGGCTGCGGTAATATGGTGACACTCATCAACAACGATCAACGTGAACGGCTGCAAGTGTACTGGGATGATGCCTAATTCGCGATCTACCGCACTTGGTTGCCCCGTCATCTTGCCTAGACGACGGACTAACGTCTGCACGGAAGCGACTTGAATGGCCTGGCCTAAATCAGGCTGAACACCAGCCTTGATCACGCCATGCGCTAAGCCGAATTCCGTCAGCTTGGCTGACGCCTGATCAATTAATTCCTTGCGATGCGCAAGAAATAAAACACGCCCACCCTTAGCGACGGCCGCTTCAATCACGCCGCCAGCGATCACCGTCTTGCCGCCGCCCGTGGGCACGACCAAAACGACTTTGTGCACGCGGCGAAATGAATCACGCGTGCGATCGACACAACCGACTTGATAGCCGCGTAGGGTGGGACGGGTCATTAGTATGCGCTCAATCCAGTACCAATTCCAAAAACAATATTGGGAGATTTTTTAGTTGGTCGCTGCATGCAGGTGGTCGCAATCAATGGTTTACCAACCCATTCATGTTGAATAATACCGGCTTGACGTATCGCATCCTGACCATTTTCAGCAAAGGTTCGATATTGGCGTTTATCGCCATCGTTATCATTTAAATTTTCTTCACGACCACGAAAGATAGTCCACATACATAAACCTGCGATACTTGGCATAGGAGAATCCTTTGACTTTAGTGTGGGACAGATCATTAGACCGATGCCGCAATTATTTTATTTGGACTAAAGAAGTCACTTTTATCGATCCAGCGATCACCAAAGGGATGGAATCCCCATCGCCGCCGACGTGGACCAGTCCGGACTAGGGTAAACGTACCTGGTTGCACCTGGCCAACACAGTGCAAATCCTCTGCTTGGTGCTCCACGCGATTGCCCGCGTAATAATACCGCTTTTCAGAATCCCACACTGGACCCCATAAAGAACGCTGCGGCCAATTAATCGGCGGAACATGTTCAACGTATCCGCCTGCTAAAATATCAGTGGTGAAATCCCATGGATGATCATGCAGACAATTATCGTCATCCGCCTGGGCAAAATAATGCAGCAAAAAACTGGCGCCTGACTCAAGCTCGCGTTTCCCGTCATCACTAAAAACCAAATTCGGTTCTGTCAGCCAGCAGCGAAGTAAATAGAGGGAAGAGTTGTCGCGTGAGGGAATCGCAACGAATCGCTTTTCATCAACTGCCTCAATGGCCGCTGTTTTGTACCAGGCTTCCCCATCAATGCCACAATTGGCCCAAGATTCGATTAAAGCATCTAATTGTTTTTCGATGACTGGATTCACATCTTTCTCCGATATCCTAAAAGGTTTAATATCTCATCAGCAACCAGCGACGCGCTGTCCCAGTTGCCATAGCGCGCGATCATCGCCAACCGTTGACGCAGACGATCTAAGTGACATTGCTCCTGTTCGGTTAATGCCCTGCGTTCCATGATTTCATTGAAGGCCAGCAGGACCGAGCTTGATCTCTGCGCTATAAAATTCGCTCAGCTCTTTTTCGTATTTATTAGCTTCGCGTTCCATCGCGTCAGCCAATGATTTGAGATACTCTTCACGCGTAATTATTCCCTTCTCAATCAATAACTGTGCTAAGGCACCGCTATCGACGAGAGCCGCATTAACCCCCACGCGCAGATGCTTTGGCTCTGTCTCGCTGTGGTGTGCGGTATTTGGGTCAGCCTTGACCGCAGCGACGCCGGTTTGCATACGGCGAATGTGTAAATCATAGCGTTCTTGGTCGTTCATATGGTATTTCCTTGTTGGGATTGAGAGGTTTAAAATGGTGGTTCATCATCACCGCGCGAAGGCGGCGGCGATGCGGTAGGGGTTACGCCGTCGCTGCTTGGCGCGGGCGGGCTTGCCGCGCCCGCCCGCGCTTCGCGGCCCTGGCTCGATAAAAACTGCACTGATTCCGCCACCACTTTTATGCGGCTGCGTTTGTGTCCGTCTTTATCTTGCCAGTTTTCCAACTTTAACCGTCCTTCAACAAATACAGCTGCCCCCTTTGGACAATATTGCGTGACTAATTCGGCAGTGCGCCCCCAAGCCTCACAGTCGACGAAGGTGACTTCCTCCTTCTTCTGGCCATCGTTGCCCTTGAAGCTGCGATTGATGGCCAGACTGAAATTAGCCACGGTATGCTGACCAACGACCTTGATTTCAGGATCGCGGGTTAGATGCCCGCCCAGACAAACGATATTGATAGCGACACTCATGCGGTTTTCCCCATCGTTAGATGTAAACTAAATTCTGGATCCACGTCCGCCGTGGTAATTAAATCCGTGCTATCGACCCAGCCGACAAACAGACCGTGAAAACACACGGGACTACGTGGAATCTTTTCCTGCCCACGTAACCAACGATGGCCAAGGCCGGTTAATTTCCACCAACCACGGGGTGAATTGTCGTCGCCCTCAACTGGTTGCTTTGGCTCGATCAATCCCCACCAACGCAGACGTGCCCATTCCCCATGATTAGGACCATTAAAATCCCGCAGATGGGCAAACTCTTCAGACGGATGACGATCATGAAAATTCTTTAGACGACCAAGCGCATACAGCATGGATCGCGTAATACGCCGCGCGTAAAAACGCCACACCACATCACCAAATGGCAAACGCACACCAACACCGTTATTTAAACACGTTTCAATTGCCCGATGCATGGCATCGGTGCGCGACCGCTTCACCGTTTCAATTTTGCCAATATGCACGCGCGGCAGCGGCACCTGCAGAACGAACCCTGATTTTAATTTCATCGGTCGACGCACTCCGCACAGCATATCGCTGCTCAACGTGGTTAGGTGGTGGTGGGGATTGGTGACGAGCTGCGGCATGGCAGACTCCCTTGGTGAATTTCGTCGCGTCGGTTCGGCAATTTGCCGTAGGTTGTCGGC